ATAAATAAAATAAATAACAATGGCACAAAACAAACTAAGTGATTTAAGAGATCACATCTTTATGGCTCTCGAGAGATTGAGCGATGAAACATTAACAACAGACCAGGTGAATGTAGAGGTGGATAAAGCTAAGGCAATATCTCAGCTTGCAGGTACTCTAATCCAATCTGCTAAGGTAGAGATAGATTTCATTAATGCTACCGGTGTAATGGAGTCTCAATCGGATCTATTTAAGTCAGTAACTCAAACTAAATTATTATGACAGCAGTACAGCAGGTATTTAGTGACTTAGAGAAGTTACAGCCTCATCTATTCAATATGCATTCTGTAGAGGGTAGAGAATTTGTGAAACACTTTCATAAGTATTTGGATATTGAAAAGCAACAGATGATGCAATGCTATGAAGAAGGTTACAATAGTGTAGTAAAATTAATTGAAGATGCAACACAAAGAAATTTTAACCTTTAAATCAGAGCAATGAAACAGACAGCAGTAGAATGGTTAAGACAAGAATTGTTAAAACGAGATATGGACATCTCAATTAAAGATTTATTTGAACAAGCCAAAGAAATGGAGAAGCAACAGATAATGGATGCTCATAATCAAGGATATGCAGATGGTTATAGAGATAATGGTAATAGCCCAATAGATTACTACAGCGAAACCTTTAAATCAGAACAATGACAGAACTAAAATTTTTAAAAGAACAAATTATAAAGTATAAACTAGCTACCAACTCTAGGAATAGAGCCTATGTCTATAAGAGATACTATGTAATGTACAGGCTGAACAAGTGTAAGCTCTCACTTTCTGAAATAGGTAGGCTTATGAATAGACATCATGCTACTGTTATACATGGTATCAGAATGCACAGGAGATGGTCTAGGATGCATGATAAAGTATATCTCCATGAGATACAGCCATTAGTGCAAGCTGCAGATGATTTAGATTATGAGGATAAGTACAAAGTATCAGCATTAGAAAAGTTCAATTACATAAATGTGAGGATTCAGATGCCTTGGGAATATGATAAGGTCAATAAATTTAAAGAATATATGACAGCTAAAGAACTAGCAGAAATAATTTAAGCCCTTCGGGGCTTTTTTTGTGCAATGTTAAAATGGTCCTTACAACTTTGCACAAAAGATTGCACATAAAATAGAATTGATTATCAGTATTTTAGATTGATTTGTGCAAAGTTTTGAGAAAAAGCCCCTACCCTATATATACTATAAGACCAGGATGAAAAAAAAAAGTAAAAAAAAAGACCAACTTTGCACAAAGCCTTGGTACTGCTAACTTTTGGGTGTGCAAAGTCTGTGCAAAGTTGTATGTTGATAAAAAAAGATTGCACACTTTGTAAAGTATTAATAATTATTATTACATTTGTAAAAATTAGAACAGCCAAATGACAAAGACTTTAATCTTAGAGAGTATAAATCCCCCTATCAACTTGGCTGTTCGCTTAGGGGGACTCTCTTTTTTATATAAATTATGAATCTAATAGATGTAGCACATGAATTAATAGCAGAGGGATTGAATCCTCTACCACTTTGGAACAGCAAAGCTCCAATGCTTGAGGCAGGTCATAATTTTTTATATGAAACTATTACAGATGTAGATAGTAGATTCTTAAAAGCTGAAAAAATAGGGATAGCCTGTGGATTAGTTAGTGAATTTTACTGCATTGACTTTGACTGCCATAATGGTGAGCCTATTAAAGATACATTTGATGACTTTATTAATGTGCCATCCATTAAGATGCTGATTAAAGATGGGATGCTATCCTGTTACACTACAGCAGGAGGTGGCTATCATGTTTACTTTAGATCAAAAGAGAAGTTTAATGGTAGAGTATTTGCTAAATATCCTACAGGAGCTACAATGGTAGAGATGAGAGGCAATGGACAGTACTGTGCCTGCTATCCATCTAGTGGATATAGTCATATCGGTGGGGAGGAGTACATAAAGCTGAGCTATTTTGATGATGATATTAATAATGTCTTTGATTTAATCACATCTTACAATCAGCATCACACTATTAGTCTACCTCACAAAGATACCTCTGATAGAAAATGGGCAGAGACCTGGAAAGATACTACTCCTGATGGTAAATATAACCTTGAGAATGGAGAAGAGGCTAAAGAGCTGCTTAAGGGGATAGGATGGCAGTTCTGCAATAAGAGAAAGGATGGCTCAGAGTATTGGACTAGACCTAACAAAGATATAAAAGATGGATTTTCTGCTACTTTTGGCTTTCAAAATAATATGTTTTATATATTTAGTGAAGATGGAGGAGCTATAAAGCCATTTGAATCTAAGCAAAGCTATTCACCATTTAATATCTATACTTTAGTCAAGCACAATGGAGATTGGAATGCTGCTAAAGAGGCATTAAAAAAGAAATTTAAGATGGTAGATGATGACTTTTGGTCCACCACTCAGAATGGAGCTTACAATCTTAACAACTTTAAGTTCAAAACATTCCTAGATAACAATGATTTCTTTAAGCATTCCCCTGAGAAAAATGGTACATTTCAAATGATTAAGAAAGAGGGTATATTTTTAAATGAGGTATATGAGAAAGATATAAAAGATTTTGTATTAGATTACATAACCTCTAATGATAAGCCTGAGGGAGTTTATAACCTGATGAGTGGCAATCTTAAGTTCTTTAAGAGAGAATTTCTAGGGATATTGACTAGTAAGAATGTAAGTCTATTGAAAGATGACAAAGATAGTGCATATCTATTCTATACTAATTGCATAGTAAAGGTATCTAAAGATAAAAAAGAGGTACTATCTTATGCTGATATGGATCTATCTATTTGGAGAGACCAGGTCATCAATAGAGACTTTAAGAAAACAGATCACCACAGCTCAGAATTTAGAACTTTTATATGGAATATAGCAGGTAAAGATAAAAGTAAGTACAAAGCATTTCAGACTGTAATCGGATACCTCCTGCACAGCTATAAGGATAGAAGTAATAACAAAGCTATTATATTTAATGATGAGGCTATCTCTGATGTACCTAATGGGAGAAGTGGAAAGGGATTGTTTTGGAATGCAATGGGACATCTTAAGAAAGTTCAGAGCTTAGATGGTAAGTTGTTTGACTTTCAAAATAAATTCCCCTATCAGAATGTATCTACTGATTGTCAGATATTAGTATTTGATGATGTTAAAAAGAAGTTCAACTTTGAGAGCTTATTCAGTGTTATTACTGAGGGTATTACTATTGAATACAAAGGTAAGGATTCTATTAAACTAGATGTAACTAACAGCCCTAAGATTATCATTACTACTAACTATACTATCTCAGGCAATGGTGCATCTTTCAATGCTAGAAAGTATGAGGTGGAGATGGCTAAGACATTCAATGATAAATTTACTCCTGTAGATCTATTTGGTCATGAGCTATTCGTTGATTGGGATGATGACCAATGGGCAGCCTTTGACAATTATTGTCAAGAATGTATACAGATATATCTTAATGTAGGATTAATTGAGATGCCTACTATCAATCTAAACTTTAGAAAGATACTAGATGAGATAAGCAGTGAGATGTATTATTTCTTTGAGGATCTAAAAGAGGATACTTACTACTCAGTGAAAGAACAGTTATACGATTCATTCTGCAATGCATTCCCTGATAAAAAGAACTACATAACACAGAACAGCATCACAATTAACTTTAAAAAGTACTGCGAATACAAAGGATATATCTGCTCTACCAATAGGAATGGAGGCAGTACTAGATTGTCATTTGTACCGGAGGTAAAAGAGATAGATATATGGGATGAATTAACAATTAAAGCAATGAATATATGACAAAAGAAGAAACAGAAACTAAAATAGTTGAATATTTTAGAAAACATATTGAATCTGCTATAAAAATAGAGAAAGAACATTGGGGTGAATTTATTAAAATTCCATTTACTTACTATGATTATTCAGCACCTATGTCATTTGCATTAGATCCTGTTGATTTTGCAATTTATAGCATAAAAGAAAAAAAAGTTATAGCTATTGAATATCCTTGGAGAAAAAACAACGGAAAATTAACTTATAATAGAATTGAATTGATATGAACAAAGAAAACAAAACACTTTTAAAAGCCTTAGAGATTAACTACCTCACAATTAAGCACCCCACCATGCCATACATTACGGCATCAGATTGGAATGATAACTCTGCTAATGCACTCACTAAATGTATCATTCACTTTCTAACCTATTCAGGCTTTCAAGCTGAGAGAATTAATACAATGGGAGTTTATAGAGAGGGTAAGAAGATACAGGTAGGTGAGAATACTAGACAGCTGAAAGGCACTTATACTCCTAGCACAGGTACAAAAGGCTCTGCAGATATTTCTGCTACCATTAGAGGTAGGTCAGTTAAGATTGAGGTGAAGTATGGTAAGGATAGGCAGTCAGAAGTGCAGAAGAGGTATCAGGAAAGCATAGAAGCTGCAGGAGGTACATACTTTATAGCAAGAACTTTTGATGAATTTATGATATTTTATTTAAAATTCCTTGCAGATATAAAATAATTAACTATCTTTACAGAAATAATTTAAATCTATATTATGGAAACAAAAACAAAAGCTGTAGTATCAGCACCTGTACTAACTCTGCACCAAAAGCTCCACAAAGCTAAGCAGTCAATCGGCAAAGTAGCTAAGAATGCTACAAATCCCCACTTTAAAAAGTCATACTCTGACATCAATGCAATCATTGAGGCAGTAGAACCTATCTTATTAGAGAATGGTCTACTATTATTACAGCCTATTCAGGGCAATTCAGTATGTACTCAGATAATCTGTATAGATTCTAATGAGTTAATAGAGTCATGCATGGAATTACCTGCAGGACTTAATCCTCAGCAAATGGGATCATGTTTGACCTACTACCGCAGGTACACATTGGTCAGCCTTTGCTCGCTTCAATCTGTTGATGACGATGCAAATCTAGCTAGTGTACCTGTTAAGGCAGCTAAGCCTGGTCTATCTAAGGAGAGATTTGAGGAGGCATTAGTATCTATTCAAGATGGTAAGTTTACTATCCCTAAGCTAAGAGAGACCTTTGAGCTAACTGATTTACAGAATAAAGCACTTATGTTACTATGACACCAAAAGAAAAAGCACTAGAATTAGTAGCGAAAATGGAAAAGGATTTCCAATATTTTGCAAGTAGAGAAATAGCAATACAACACGCATTAATAGCAGTTGATGAGATTATTAAAGTTTGTCCATATATAAGGCAAAAAGATTGGGAAACCTTAGAACAATTAAACGCTGCAAATATTTACTTTGTAGAATTTTGGAACGAAGTCAAACACGAAATAGAGCAATTATGAAATGGCATCCATCATCACTCGGAAAATTAATGACAGCATCTCGGACTAAGTCTGAGGTGCTATCTGAAACTACTAAGAGCTACATCAGAGCAGTAGCTAAGCAGGATTTCTACGGTTATAATGTAGAGTTGAATAATAAGTACATTAATAAGGGTATAATGCAGGAGAATGATTCTATTGCTCTATTCAACTCGGTAATGTTTAGCAACTACTCTAAGAACACTGAGAGGCTGAATAACGAATGGCTCACAGGAGAGGCTGATATAGTGCTAGATGACCAAATCATAGACATAAAGACATCATGGTCCTTAGAAACGTTCCCTGCTACTCCTGAAGAGGGTGTGAATAAAGATTATGAGTGGCAGCTAAGAGCTTACATGATGTTATATAATAAAAATTATGCTAGTCTAGTCTATTGCATGGTCTCTACTCACCCATCTCTATTGAATGAGTGGGAGAACTTATCACTGCATCAGGTAGATCACATAGCTCCTGAGAAGAGAATCACTACTCTACTCTTCAGTAGAGACCTGGAGCTTGAGGAGGAGATAAAGGTACGGTTGCATCATTGCACTGAGTACTATGTTAAGTATATTAATCAATTAAATAATAAATAAGATGAGAGAACAATTTAAAGAGGCTGCTATGATAGCAGCTATGCAAGCGTTAATTAGTAACAATTACAGCAGCGCTAAGTATGTTGCTAGGAGAGCACAGGAGTATGCTATAGAGCTAACTTTAGTACAGTATGGTGAGATAGTATTTCCTGAGGATGACATAGATCCATTTACTGAGCAGGTAGTATGACACCACAAGAAAAGGCAAAAGATTTATACGATAGTTATTGGTATTGTTTATTCCAATCTAATATTGAAAAAAGAAATTATTGGAGCAAACAATGTGCATTAATAGCAGTTGATGAGATTATTTTAGAAATGAATAATGTTATGTTGCCTAATCCATTTAAACAGTATTGGAACGAAGTCAAACAAGAAATAGAGAAGCTATGAACGAAAAAACCATGGCAATAATCCTAGCACTAGTAGTGTATGGATTGATAATAATAGGAGTATATAAATTAATAACTATAATATGAATGATTACAAAGTAAAAGGACTTATCAAAGTGATAGGTGATACCGTACAGGTGACTGAGAAGTTCTCTAAGAGAGAAGTAGTAATAACAGTAGAGGATGGTAAATATCCCCAACACATCAGCTTGCAAGCTACAGGAGATAAAACAGCTCTACTAGATGGCTGTAGAGTAGGTGAAGAGGTGGAGGCATCATTCAATCTGAGAGGTAGAGAATGGCAGGATAAACATTTCAACTCATTAGAGTTATGGAAGATTGAACTATTAACTGCAGCTGCAGTAGCTCCTGCTCATGTACCTGATAATCCTGCAGATGATCTCCCTTTCTAAAGGTGAGAGCTTAAAGGACTTTATGATTAAGGAGACCAAGTCTAAGCTCACCCAAAGATATAAGCTCAGTCATTATGCTGAGGATATCGGAGTCTCTTACTGCTCCATTTGGAGATTCACCAATGGTAAGGCTGTAAATGAGCAGTTTTATATTAAATGGTGGAAAAATTATCTAAATAATCAATAACTTTATGGCAGTCGTAAGACTGCCTTTGTTATTTTTACCCCATGAACATACTAACCTACATTGCAATATCATGGTTTCTAGTAAACTTTGAGCCATTACAGCTACTGATTGACTCAATCTATAGCAAATTCAAACCTAGCATTCTATCACTATATCTGCACTCATCTGCTACCTGTATCAAATGCGTATCTTTTTGGCTAACATTAATCTGCACCTGGTCCTTTATTGAAGCAACTATTGTAGCCTTACTATCGTTTATATTACAGGAATGTTTACAGAAGCTGAGCAAGTAATAATACAACAGGTATTCAGTTTAGCTGAGAAAGAGCAATCCTATAAGATTAATCTAATAAAACTCAAGGCTATAAAAGATAGGTTGATTGGTTATGAAAAGGAATGCTTCTGCAGTAGTGTGAGAAGAAAGATATGGTTTAAGGATTTCAAGCAATGGTATGAGACCTATACTTGACCAATACATAGCAGCTCACTATAAAGAGATAAGGAAATATACTAACTATTTTCTAGTAAGAATGAAGTCTACAATATCTGCCGATGCTGTAATAAATAACTCTTTTTTATATTTATGTAATATAGATATAGAGGTAACTGATCCCGGTAAGGTGAAAGCATATCTATTAAATACTATTAAGATGCAAATACTATGGTCTACATCACTAACTAATAGGCAAGAGAGAGTGACAGCTACAGATAGTACTATGCCGATAGTGATGGATGATGATACTGATCTATGGGATAAAATACGAGATGATATGCAGTATCAGAACAACATGGCAGTGATAGAGACATATAGAGGGAGGATTACAGATAGGATTAAGCTGATAGTGTTTCAATGTTATTTTGATAAAGGATACAGTACAGCTAGAGCAATGGCAGAATATTTCAGAATACCTGTAACATCTGCTCATTATTGGATACAAGAGATTAAAACCGATTTAAAACAATTAAGAGATGAAAATTAAAGATGAGTACATTGGAGCTAAGATCTCCCACAAAGGTAATAGGATTACTTTAGATGCTAATAGATATGATTACTTTGTATCTATAGGTCTAGGCTATATGTTTGAAGAGCCAACAGTATCTGAACCAAAAGTAGTGAAGTATAAAGCAGTCAAAGGACCAATACCTGAGCCTGAAGTAACTGAGGAGGATGGCACAGAAGCAGAGTAGCATATCATTCGCTAGAAAGCCTAAGGTGAAGAGACCAGGTGTTCATGCTAAGAGTAAGACCTCTAAGTTGAAATCAAGTAAGAATTATAAGAAACTTTATACAAGACAAGGGTAATGGCAGGTAGACCGAGAACATTAGAATCCCCTGAGCAAATGATGGAGCTTTGGGCTATATATAAAAAGAAAGTTAAAGACAATCCTAGACATTCTTACAGCTTATCTAATAAGACAGGAGAGATAGTAGCTATACCTTTAGAAGTACCTTTGACATTAGATGGATTTGAGGTATGGGCATTTAAAGAGTATGGTGATATCCATAACTATTTTGATAATGCTGGAGATAGATATTCAGAATATAAGGTCGTCTGTACGCATATAAGAAAAGAGATCCGCCAAGACCAAATTAATGGTGGCATGGTTGGTCAATACAATCCATCCATCACTCAGAGACTAAACAATCTAACTGAGAAATCAGACATCACTACCAATGGTAAGGACATCTCTGAAATCAAAGTTAACATCATCACTAGTGCAAAGGATTGAAATGATGTGTCAAGCTGTTGAGGCTTACATCTATTCTAAGAAAGGAGTGCCTGTAAAGATTAACAGGATAGCAATTATCAGTGATAGTAGGCAGATGGAGATGCTAGCCTATGCTTATGCTTATGCCAATGGAGATAGATAGTACCGTTATATTCCAAAAGAACTATGCAGCTCTCACTGATCCTGCACTAAGATTCATTATCAATGAGGG